CTATTAAATAGTATTAAGAAACGATTAGAGTTTCCGGAACTCAAAGAATTATGTTTGCAAGAATATAAAGATTGGGAACCGGATGCCTTTTTAGTTGAAAAGAAATCTAATGGTGCTGCACTCTATCAAGAGTTTAGACGCATGGGTATTCCTGTAAGCGAGTTCACTCCTGGCAAAGGCCAAGATAAAATATCTCGTGTAAATGCCGTGTCAGATTTGTTTAGAAGTGGTATAGTGTGGGCTCCCGATAGACGCTGGGCACATGAAGTAATAGAAGAATGTAATGATTTTCCAAGTGGTGTAAATGACGACTTAGTTGACTCAACAACACTTGCATTGATGAGATTTAGACAAGGCGGGTTTATTAGATTACCTAATGACGAACCTGATGAGATATACGGGTTTAAGAGCAACAAAAATAAGTTGTATTTAGTATAAGGAAATAATATATGGCAGTGAATATAGATAAAAGTGTAAGTCAAGCTCCTCAAGGTATTGAAGAGTTAGCGCAAGCTCAACCTGATTTAAGTATTGAAATCGAGAATCCAGATTCAGTCACACTTGATGACGGTAGTATGGAAATTACAATCGAGCCTGGAAAAGAATTCGATGATGAATTTAATGCTAACTTAGCAGAAGAATTAGACGAAGGCACACTTACAGAATTATCAGGCGATTTAATGGGTGAATATGATGCCGATATTAATTCAAGAAAAGATTGGTTAACAACTTATGTAGACGGATTAGAATTATTAGGTTTAAAAGTTGAAGACCGTACCGAACCGTGGCCTGGGGCATGCAATGTGTACCACCCCTTGATGACAGAAGCGCTGGTTAAGTTCCAAGCTGAAACTATGATGGAGACATTTCCAGCTGCAGGCCCAGTTAAAACCGTAATTATTGGTAAGCAAACAAAAGAAAAAGAACAAGCAGCAGAACGTGTTAAAGATGATATGAATTATCAATTAACCGACTGTATGCCTGAATATCGTCCTGAACATGAAAGAATGTTATGGGGACTAGGCTTAGCAGGTAATGCGTTTAAAAAAGTATACTATGATCCATCACTTCAACGTCAAGTGGCGATGTATGTACCAGCAGAAGATATTGTAGTTCCATATGGTGCATCAAGTTTAGAAACAGCAGAACGTGTTACACACGTCATGCGTAAAACAAAAAATGAATTACGTAAACTACAAGTAGCAGGATTTTATCGCGATGTAGATTTAGGTGAACCGTTTGCAGATGTTGATGAAGCAGAAAGAAGAATTGCAGAAAAATTAGGATTTAATCCGTCAGAAGATGATCGATATAAAATTCTTGAAATGCATGTTAATTTAGATTTAGAAAATGGCGACAGTGACGATGGTATAGCACTACCTTACATTGTAACTATTGAAAAAGGCACAAATACAGTTTTAGCAATTCGTCGTAACTGGAATCCAGACGATGACAAAAAATTAAAACGTCAACACTTTGTTCACTACGGATATATTCCAGGATTTGGTTTTTATTGCTTTGGCTTGATCCACCTGATAGGAGCTTTCGCGAAGTCTGGGACAATGATTCTACGCCAATTAGTAGACGCCGGTACATTGTCTAATCTACCAGGTGGTTTGAAGTCAAGAGGCTTACGTATTAAAGGCGATGATACACCAATCGCTCCAGGTGAATGGCGTGACGTAGATGTACCAAGTGGTGCAGTACGTGACAACATCTTACCGCTTCCTTATAAAGAGCCTTCACAAGTTTTAAATCAGTTGATGAATCAAATCATCGAAGAAGGTAGACGTTTTGCTTCCGCAGCAGATATGAAAGTATCTGACATGTCAGCTAATTCACCAGTAGGCACAACATTAGCAATTCTTGAACGTACATTAAAAGTAATGTCAGCTGTACAAGCGCGTATTTACTATGCAATGAAACAAGAATTTAAATTGCTTAAAGGAATTATTCGTGATTACACTCCAACAGAATATAGTTACGATCCTGAAGTAGGCGATAGACGTGCTAAACAAGCAGATTATGATAATGTAGATGTTATTCCTGTATCAGATCCTAATGCTGCGACAATGTCACAAAAAGTTGTTCAGTATCAAGCGGTCATGCAAATGGCACAACAATATCCACAAATTTATGACTTACCAGAACTTAATAAACAGATGTTAGAAGTATTAGGCATTAAGAATATTGGCAAGTTGGTTCCAAGTGCTGAAGACCAAAAACCAAAAGACCCTGTATCAGAAAATATGGCGATTATTAATATGAAACCGGTTAAGGCATTTATCTATCAAGATCATCAAGCTCACTTAGCTGTTCATATGGCAGCAATGCAAGATCCTAAACTTATGCAGATGATGAGTCAGAACCCTATGGCTCAAATGATTCAATCAGCGGCGTTAGCACATATCAATGAACACATTGCTTTTGAATATAGAAAACAATTAGAAGAACAATTAGGGGTACCGTTACCTAATCCTGATGAAGCGCTTCCTGAAGATGTTGAAGTTGAGTTATCTAGATTAACAGCTGCAGCTGCACAAAAACTTTTACAAAAAGATCAAGCAGAAGTACAACAGCAACAGGCTCAACAACAGCAACAAGATCCGTTAATTCAAATGCAACAACAAGAATTACAATTGAAAGCTCAAGATCTACAAATCAAGGCACAGAAAACTCAAGCAGATATTGCTATTGAACAACAACGCCTTGAATTAGAAAAAGAAAAACTTGCATCACAAGAAAGATTAGAAGGTGCAAAACTTGGTGCTAAAGCTACATACGACAAGCAAAAATCTGAAAAAGATAGTGTAGTTCAAGGTATTAAACTTGGTATGGACGCAGAATTTAAGAAAAAAGAACTTGATATTAAAAAGGAATCATCAAAACCTAAGGAGTAATATATGGATTCAACGCTAGAGCTATTATTGTCTCGAATAGATGATCAGCGCAAAACAGTATTAATGAATTTAGGAGACGGAGCAGCGAAGGATTACGCTTCGTACACTAACATGGTCGGATATATACGAGGTCTATCCGTCGCAGAAAGTATGATTAAAGACCTTGCACAAAGAATGGAGACATTTGAAGATGAGTGATCAAATACTCACGATGAATAAGAATATAGTTGATGCAGCTGGTCGACCGATTCATATTCCAACGGTTGACGAAATAAAAGCGGAAGAAATTCCAATTGAAGAAAGAGGCTTGCAATTACCAGAGCCTAAAGGATACAGAATTTTATGTGCTATCCCTGAAGCATCGGATACATATGAAAGTGGTTTAGCAAAAGCTGGCCAAACAAAGCACATTGAAGAACATTCAACTGTAGTGTTATTTGTAGTGAGAATGGGTGATATGTGTTACAAAGACGAGTCAAGATTTCCGACTGGTCCATGGTGTAAAGAGGGTGATTTTGTTCTAACACGTGCATATGCAGGTACTAGATTTAAAATCCACGGAAGAGAATTCCGCATTATTAACGACGATACAGTCGAGGGGGTTGTTGAAGATCCTCGTGGCTATACTCGCGCATAAGGAGAACTGAATGGCTACTGTAAAACAAGATGGCATTGTTTTTGAATATCCAGATGACGTTGAAATTCCGGAAAATCAAAAAGCTGGTATTGAAACAGATGAAGTAGAAATAAAAGAAGCCGAGCCTAGACAAGAAGTAAAGGCAGAGCCGAAGGTTGAAGCTAAAGATTTTGACCTTGAGATAGAAGATGATACTCCTCCACAAGATAAAGGTCGTGAGCCTTTACCAAAAGAGGTAGTAGAAGAGTTAGAAAAAGATACACTCGATGACTATTCTGAAAGAGTTAAACAAAGAATGGCTCAGCTTAAAAAAGTTTGGCATGACGAAAGACGTGCTAAAGAAGCTGCAGATCGAGAAAGACAAGAAGCAATTAAGTTTGCCCAGCAAATTGCAGAAGATAATAAGAGATTAAAATCTACATTAAGTTCTGGCGAAGCAACTTATATTGAAACTCTTAAGAGCGGACTTGAGCATCAGCTTAATTTAGCTAAACGAGAATATCGCGAGGCTTATGATTCTGGTAATACAGATCAAATTATTGAAGCTCAACAAAAGATGAATGATGCACAGTTAAGACTGTCTCAAGCTCAAAGTTATAGACCTCAATATGAAAGTCCTTTACAGGATGATAAAAATGAGGTATATATACCACAATTACAACAACAGTCTCAAACTCAGGCTTTTAAACCTGATTCTAAAGCTCTTGCTTGGCAGGAGAAAAATGATTGGTTTGGGTCTGACGAAGAGATGACAAGCCTTGCATTAGGCTTACATGAGAAATTGGTTAGAAGTGGCATAGACCCCACATCTGACGAATATTACCGTCGTATTGATACTACGATGCAAAAACGATTCCCAGAATACTTTGGGGATGCAACGCTAGACGAGGAAAAACCCGCCGAGCGCACAAAACCTTCGAATGTAGTTGCTCCGGCCACGCGTAGCACCGCGCCTAAAAAAGTGAAACTGACTAAAACTCAGGTAGCGTTAGCCAAGAAACTTGGTATAACACCGGATCAATATGCAAGAGAAACTTTAAAATTGGAGAGAACAAATGGATAATAGACAAGATCGTGAACAAGAAGTAAGAAGTGAATTTCAAAGACCTGATAGCTGGAAACCTGCATCATTACTGCCTGAATTTAAAAAGGCTCCTGGTTGGGCTTATCGATGGATTAGATCTAGTTTATTAAACGAAGCAGATAATCTAAATGTCTCTACCAGAATGCGTGAAGGATGGGAACCCGTTAAATTAGCGGACCACCCTGAAATGAAAATAATGGTTGACCAAAATTCTCGTTTTAAAGACGGGATTGAAATTGGTGGATTGTTATTATGTAAGATTCCAGAAGAGTTCGTTGCACAAC